TCTCCCAAACAAACAGGAAGCGATTGCCAATAAGGTCTACGCTAATCGTATGGGTAATGGAGATGAAGCGTCTGGAGATGGTTTCCGTTACTGTGGTCGTGGTTTAATCCAGTTGACAGGTAAAGATAACTACACATGGTTTGCCGCTTCTATTGGTATTGGTCCGGATGAAGCTTCCGAATACTTACAGACTTTTGAAGGTGCAGCTCAATCCGCTTGCTGGTTTTGGGAAAATAATAACCTAAACCAATGGGCAGATAAAGGTGACATCTTAACATTAACTAAGCGTATCAATGGTGGTACCATTGGACTTGAAGATAGAATTAAACATTATGAACACGCACTTCATGTCCTAGGAGTTTAAAATGGCAGACCAAAATGAAAAAGGAATGTTTATAGAGAAGTTGTTATTTGCTCTATTACCTTTGATTATAGCTGGCGTGGGTTACTTACTAAGTTCGGTAGCACAACTTAACCACCAAGTAACTATTTTGGAAAGCAAAGTAAGTTTGGTGGTAACACAAGATAACAAACAAGCCAGTAATACTGGTAGTGAACTTGCTCGTGAAAAGTTACGTCAAGATTTGACAGAAGCAGTTCAAAAGAATCGTGATGCAATTCAAGCAAACAAAGAACACATTGCTATTCTTGAAGAACGTATGAGAACATTGGCTAAAGGGAAATAACATGAATGATAAAAAATTAGCTAGATATCTAGTTTTTTTATTATTGCTTCCTTTAGTTTTAGCTTATTGTAGTGGTGACCGTTATCGTTACCCTTGCCAAGATCCGGATAATTGGGATAAAGATTTTTGTAAGATGCCAAAATGTGATGTTACAAGGACTTGTCCTGAACACATTTTTAAAGGACAGAGGGATCCAAGATTGGGACCGCCAGCTGATAAACCTGCGGAAATGCCTAAGCCATTAACACCAACACCATCAGGAGCAAATTGCAAATGATTTTTAGAAAAAATAAACCTATTGATAATAATATTCAGGAGCAAATCGTGGAAACTTTCGTGTATACAGAAGAGCAATTAATGGCTCGTTTGAAATTCTTTATTGGTATTGTGCTCACACTTACTTTGTTTGGCATCGTATTCGTTGTGTTATACTCTTTAATTTTTGTTACACAACCCCTCAACGCCATTTCACCAATTGATGCAAAGTTTTTTGAAGTCATTACACCTATTGCTACATTCTTAACAGGTACTTTATCTGGTATCATGTTAGCGGGTGGTGATAAAGATGCACAGAAAGCGGCTTTACAAGCTGCAAACAAAGGATGGGATAAACCACCAACACCGATTGCACCAATACCACCTACACCACCAAGCACAAGTTTTGGTGGAAACACTTCACAATTTACAAGTTCATTTGGTGGTAACAGTAATCAATTTACTGCAACACCAACGGTAACACCAGCATTTACACCAGGTATTGTAATGAGTTCGACTGGTAAACCAATGCCTGTTCAACCACCGCAGCCTGAATTATGAGTTGGATAACTAGTATGTTACAAGATGGAACCAATAGTTCCGTTAGCAGCAAGAGAGTAATTACCTTTCTTGCTTTTTTACTTTGCGCTGCCGCTTTTATGGTAGATTTATTAACATCATATAAAGTTCAAGCACATCTGTTTGATTCAATGATGTATATTGTAATTGCAGGTTTAGGTTTTACTGCATCTGAAAAATTTGCTTCAAAATAAAGGACACTAAAATGAAAAAATTTCTAATCGCATTAAACTTGGTAATCTGGTCTGTTGTATGTTTTCAAGTTGCTTATGCAGCTGGCGAATCAGAAAAAGTTTGTATCAAAGATGCTAAAGGTAAAGAAACCTGTAAGACAATCAAGGTACACAAAAAATTAGATGGCACAAAGGTACCAGAAAAAAAATAAATGGTAGATAAAAAAGACGATATTGTTGATGTGCAAGTGGACATTGGCATATTAAAGACACAAGTGTTGACTTTATCAGCACTTTGTAATAAAATGGACCAAGTTATTGAAAAACTTGTGGACCAACACGACCGCCACATTAGTAAAGTGTATGACGCTATGGATGACCAGAGAAAAGAAAAAGATGCAGACATATCCGAAATACATGAAAGAGTGGATGTGGTATTGGATAAGTTAGTAGAATCCGAAAAACGAATAATGGATGAAATTGGTACTTTGAAAAAATCTATGAATGAACATAGTGCCAGTTCAAAGGCAGAGTTCCAAAAACTCAATCAATGGAAGTGGATGATTGCTGGTGGTATAATTGTTGCATCATGGTTGATTTCTCACTCAGGACTTGATACAATACTAAAAGTGTTACATTAAATAATTTTTTTACAATTGGTATATAATGAGTGTTTTTATTGATAGGCAGTTTTTGCTGAGGGTTTCCCCAAAGCTTCAAAGATTTGCACAGAAAAAGGATGACCTGTATAACTTCAGGTGTCCTCTCTGTGGAGATTCACAAAAAAATAAAACAAAATCCCGTGGTTACATTTACCGCAAAAAGAATGACTATTTCTATATGTGTCATAATTGTGGTGCTGGTACAAATTTCTATAATTTCCTAGAAAAGGTTGACCCAACTCTAATTAAAGAGTATGCTTTAGAAAGATATAAAAATGGAGATAACAACAGAAGCAACCATGTCGAACCAGACTTTCAGGAGATTAAACAAGAAGCGCCAAAGTTTAAGAAAGCGTTGGAACTTCCTTCAATCGACACATTACCAGAGGCGCATTTTGCTAAGGTCTATGTTTCGCAAAGACGGATTCCAGAGACCTTCTATTCGCAACTATACTATGCGGAAGATTTCGCATCCTTCATACAAAGTCTTGGGATTGAAAAGGAGAACCTTCATAAAAACGACAAACGGCTCGTTATTCCCTTCTATAACAAAGAGAAAGAGCTCGTGGCTGTGCAAGGTCGCTCGTTGGGTGAATCGAAACTCAGGTATATCACATTAAAACTAAATGACGATAACCACAAAGTCTTTGGAATGGATAGGATAGACGAGGAGAAGATGATATATGTGGTGGAAGGTCCTATTGACAGTATGTTCCTAGACAATGCTGTGGCTACTGCGGACAGTAACTTGGAATCTATCACTTCTATATACGATAAGAGTAAAGTTGTTTTGGTGTTTGATAATGAACCACGCAATAAAGAAATTTGTAAAAAAATAGATGAAGCTATTGAAAAACATTTCAATGTAGTGATTTGGCCAGAAATGATTGAATCTAAAGATATTAATGATATGGTGCTCTACGGTTTTTCACCTGACGAAATCCAAGACATTATAAGTAGGAATACATTTGTAAATCTGCGAGCAAAAGCAGAATTTATTAATTGGAAAAAGATTTAAATTTGTGTAGTAATTATAATAAAGAGAAAGCGAAATAAGCATGACTGAATACCTAGGCATTAAAATAGATTTGGAAAGAGATAAATTATTTGATGAACTTGGGATTAAAAGATTAAAAGAAAGTTACATGAAAGATGATGAAGAAAGTCCACAACACCGATTCGCATTTGTCAGCAAAGCGTTTAGTTCCTCTCCGGAACACGCACAAAGATTATACGAATATAGCAGTAAACATTGGTTATCTTATTCTACTCCCATTCTTTCTTTTGGTCGTAGTAAGCGTGGGATGCCTATATCGTGCTTCCTTAATTATATTGAAGATACTGCGGAGGGACTAGTTGATAACCTATCAGAAACTAATTGGCTTTCTATGCTCGGGGGTGGTGTTGGCATTGGTTTTGGCATTCGTTCAGCAGACGATAAATCTACTGGTGTCATGCCTCACCTCAAAATCTATGATGCCAGTTCTTTGGCATACAGGCAAGGTCGCACTCGCAGGGGCAGCTATGCTGCTTATCTCGACATTTCTCATCCAGACATTATTGGGTTTTTAGAAATGCGGAAGCCAACAGGCGACCAAAATCAAAGATGTTTAAATTTGCACCATGGTATCAATATTACAGATGACTTCATGCACATCATCGAACAGTCTATGTTGGATCCAGAATTTGATGATTCTTGGAATTTAATCGACCCAGCATCAAATGAAATTCGTGAAACTGTATCTGCAAAACATTTATGGCAGATGATTCTTGAATTGCGTATGCACACAGGTGAACCATACATTCATTTTATTGATACTAGTAACAATCACTTACCACAATGGTTGAAAGACAAAGGTTTAAAGATTCACCAATCAAATCTTTGCTCTGAAATTATTTTACCTACTAATGAAGAAAGAACAGCAGTATGTTGTTTATCTTCTTTGAATTTGGAGACTTATGATGAGTGGAAGAATGAACCCCTTTTTCTTAAAGATGTTGCGGAAATGCTTGATAATGTTTTGCAGTATTTCATTGACAATGCTCCTGATGCGATTTCTAGGGCTAAACATTCCGCACAGCTTGAGCGCAGCATTGGTATTGGTGCCCTTGGTTTTCATGCTTATCTCCAAAAGAACGGCATTGCTTTCGAAGGTGTCATGGCTAAAGTAGCTAATAACAGAATTTTTAGTAGTATTAGAAAGGGACTAGATGCAGCTAATAAAGAACTTGGATTGGAAAGAGGTGAGGCTCCTGATGCGGTGGGAACTGGCAATCGTTTTAGTCACCTTATGGCTATCGCACCAAACGCATCTTCTTCAATTATCATGGGTAACACTAGCCCTAGTATTGAGCCTTACCGTGCTAACGCTTATCGACAAGATACTCTTTCGGGATCCTTCTTAAATAAAAATCGTTGGTTGAATGAATTAATTACTAAACTATCACACGATAAACCAGCCGAATGGTACGATGATGTTTGGTCATCTATTATTGCTAACGATGGTTCGGTTCAACATTTGGATTGGATGTCACAACACGATAAAGATGTATTCAAAACATCCATGGAGATTGACCAAAGATGGGTAATCGAATTGGCTGGTGATAGACAAGCGTATATCGACCAAGCACAATCGTTGAACCTATTCTTTAGACCAGACGCACACATCAAATACATACACGCCATTCATTTTATGGCATGGAAAAAAGGATTGAAAACTTTATATTATTGCCGTTCTGAAAAAATTGGTAAAGCAGATAAAGTTGCCAAAAAAATTGAAAGAGATGTTATCAAAGAATTGGATATGACACAGATTGCTCAAGGTAACGATTGTATTGCTTGCGAAGGTTAAATGGCATATTCAGATAAAGTATTAGACCATTACGAAAATCCACGCAACGTTGGTAAAATGGATTCAAATGATGATTCTGTTGGAACAGGTATGGTGGGCGCACCAGCCTGTGGTGATGTGATGAAGCTTCAAATTAAAGTAGAAGATGGGATTATCACAGATGCAAAATTCAAAACATACGGATGTGGTTCTGCGATTGCTTCAAGCTCGCTGGTCACAGAATGGGTTAAAGGAAAAACTCTTGAACAAGCTGAAGCAATTAAAAATTTTAAAATTGCTGAAGAATTGGCTCTGCCGCCGGTAAAAATACATTGTTCAATCTTGGCTGAAGATGCAATTAAAGCAGCAATAAAAGATTACGAACTTAAATGTTCATGTAAGGTATAAAATGATTACTGTAACCGATAATGCTTTCAATAAAATTAGAGATTTAATTGTCGAAGAAAAAGATAATCATAATTTAGCATTAAGAATGTCAGTAAAGGGTGGAGGTTGTTCAGGCTTTCAATATGAATTCACCTTTGATGATAAACAAGAAGAAGATGATTTTGTGATTGAAAAAGATTCCATTAAAGTGTTTGTTGATTTAATGTCCGCACAATACTTAATGGGAGCCACTTTAGATTATAAAGAAGAAAAATTCAATTCACAATTTGTTATAACAAATCCAGAAGTTAAAGGTACTTGTGGTTGTGGTTCATCGGTAGCATTTTAATTGAAATTGGTAAATAATAAATGACATTTGAAATTATTGATAATTTTTTAACTGAAGAAGAACACCAAGAAATTGAAAAAGTTTTACTTTCAAATTCATTTCCTTGGTTTTATGCAAATAGCATTGTTGCTGATTATGATCCTTCAGATGATAAAAATAATTTTCAATTTGCACACATATTCTATAATGACTTTACCATAAAGTCAGCATATTATGAGTTAATGCTTCCTTTATTGAGAAAAATTGAACCTCTTGCTCTAATAAGAATTAAAGCAAATTTAAATCCCAATAGAGAATATCACACACAATATGCATATCATTCAGATGTTCAAGGAAATTTTGAAGGAATTCCAGGAAAAACTGCCGTATATTATGTCAATACGAATAATGGACAAACAGTTTTTGTTGATGGTACAAAAGTAGATTCGGTTGCAAATAGAATTTTAATATTTGATAATCAAATGTTGCACACAAATACAACTTGTACCGACCAAAAGATGAGATGTGTTTTAAATTTAAATTACATAGAAAATAAAAAAATAAGGTAGAAATGATTAAGAAAACAGAATCAAGGATGACCGATGAACGGACATATTTTAAACCTTTTAATTATCCTTGGGCTTACGATGCATGGCTTAAGCATGAGCAATCTCATTGGCTGCATACTGAAGTTCCAATGTTGGAAGATGTTAAAGATTGGAAAAAGAAACTTACTAAAGAGGAAAAACAATTTCTCACACACATTTTTAGATTCTTCACCCAAGGAGATATTGACGTTGCTGGTGGTTATGTTAATAATTATCTGCCTTATTTCCCTCAACCCGAAATACGCATGATGCTTCTTGGTTTCGCTGCCAGAGAAGCGTTACACGTCGCTGCTTACTCACACTTGATTGAAACACTTGGTCTACCTGAAACCATGTATAATGAATTTATGCAGTATCAAGAAATGAAAGAGAAACACGAATATGTATTGAACATCGCTGGTCAAAATACGACCAAAGAAAATACAGCAACACATATTGCCGTGTTCTCTGCTTTTACTGAAGGTATGCAGTTATTTTCATCATTCATTATGTTGTTGAACTTCCCACGCCATGGTAAGATGAAAGGTATGGGTCAGATTGTTACTTGGTCTATTGTTGATGAAACACAACATACTGAAAACATGATTAAATTGTTCCGCACATACATAGAAGAAAATCGTGAAATTTGGAACGATGAATTAAAAGGACGTCTTTATACAATTGCAGAAAAAATGGTAGAATTAGAAGATAAGTTTATTGACTTGGCATTCGCAATGGGCGCCATGGAAGATTTATCAGCTGAAGATGTTAAGAAGTATATTCGTTATATTGCTGACCGCAGATTGATTTCTTTGGGACTCAAAGGACAATTTAAAGTGAAAAAAAATCCTCTACCTTGGGTAGAAGAAATGATTAACGCACCAACACACACAAACTTCTTTGAGAACAGAGCAACCGATTATGCAAAGGGTGCTTTGTCTGGAGATTGGGGTGATGTGTGGGCAAAATAAGGAAATATAATGACAAACAAAATAATGTCAGGAGACTGTTCTAGTTGCGAATCTACTTATAGTGTAGAATATATGGAAGAAATGGTTTCACAAGACTTACCTGAGCATTGCCCATTCTGCGGTGAACAAATCGAAGAATTATCCGAGGACTATATAGAGGATGATGACGATTTGGATACTGGAGAATGGGACTAAACTGGCAATACAATGATATTGAATTTACCGAAGATTTGATTGGTGATAATTACGGGTTCGTGTATCAGATAACTAATCTGACGAATGGTAGAAAATACATAGGCAAGAAATTCTTTTATTCTGCCAAAACCAAGCAAGTCAAAGGTAAGAAGAAACGCATTAAGGTACCAAGCGATTGGCAAACTTACTACGGAAGTAGTGCCGAACTCAGCAAAGATGTGTTACAATTAGGTCACGATAAATTTAAACGTGATATATTACATCTTTGCCTTTCTAAAGGTGATTGTGGTTATTTGGAAGCAAAAGAGCAATTTGTTCGTGGTGCTCTAGAATCGAATGACTATTACAATACATGGATTATGGTAAGAGTGAGAAAGTCACACCTTAAAGGAATAAAATGTTAGATTTTTTAAAGCCCATGAAAAATGAAAAGTATGATTTTTTAACTTTTTTAGAAGGCGAAAAAAAAGGAGCTATTACAATTCATGGTACAGAATATGCCAATCCTGGTGAATCTTTAGGATGTGGTCCACAAGGTGATGCTTGGCATATTGTATTATTTCGTGACCACAAAGAAGATAAAGACAAATATGGTGATTTAGATTCCTTTGATGCCATATTAATAGATCCGTTAGAATATATCTCAAATAGAATACCAGAAGGTTGGTATGGTATAATTGCTCGTAAGACTACCACATCAAAACCAATCATAGACCGTCTGCTTGCCAATTTTGATAAAACCTGATATAATATAATCTAATTTTGAAACTTTTGAAAGTTTGTTATGATTCTCGTTGATTTAAATCAAGTATTACTGTCTGGCCTTATGGCGCAGATTGCAGGTAAAAAAGGTGTCAAGTTGGAAGAAGATTTAGTTCGCCACATGATACTTAATATTCTCCGTATGCACATTCGTAATTTTCGTAATGAATATGGTGAAGTTGTATTATGTTGCGATAACCGAAAATATTGGCGTAAAGATATATTTCCATTCTATAAAGCTGGTCGTAAAAAGACCCGTGAAAAGTCAGATTTAGATTGGCATTTAATTTTTGATATGCTTGCCAAATTTAAAACGGAACTAAAAGAAAATTTCCCATACAAAGTAATTGATGTTGAGGGCGCCGAAGCAGATGATATTATCGGCACTTTAGTTCCAATGTATGCACCAAAAGAAAAGATTTTAATTTTGTCTAGTGATGGAGATTTCTTACAATTACAAAATTATGGTAAAAATGTAAAACAATATAATCCCGCACAAAAGAAATTTATTGTTTCGGAAAATCCAGTTTTAGAACTTAAAGAAAAGATTATTCGTGGTGATAAAGGTGATGGAATTCCAAATGTATTTTCGCCATCAGATTGTTTTGTCCGTGAACTAAGACAGAAACCAATCACCAAAGGAGTTTTAGATAAATTAATGCGTGAAAGTTATTTGGACCAAGAAGAAACAATTAAAAATAATTTTGTTCGTAATGCTACACTAATTGACTTAACTTTTATTCCAATTGAGATTAAAGAAAAAATCATAAATACTTATGATGAAACAAAACCGGCACCAAAAAATAAGTTGTTAAATTATTTTATTGAGAAGAAATTAAAAAATTTAATTGATGTAATAGAGGAATTTTGATGAAAAATATTTATGAAGTATTTGATGAATTTGAAGCAGCAAATACAAAAGAAGAACGATTAAAAGTAATCGAAAACAATCTATCAAAAACATTGGTAGATGTATTACAGTTTACATTTCATCCTGATTGTCAATGGAAAATCAAAGATATGCCAGAAAATTATAAAATTCCTGATACAAAACCAGGAATTTCTCGCTGTCAATTATCCACCGAAATTAGAAAATTATATCTATTTCAGGTTGGTCATCCTTCAGCAGAACAATTAACTCCAAGAAAACAAAATGAATTACTCATCCAATTATTGGAATCAATTGAGCCCCGTGAAGCTGAAGTTATTATTGGTATCTTTAAAAAGGATCAAGGTGTAAAAGGTTTAGATTATGAATTTGTTAAAAAGGCATTTCCTAATTTAATTCCATAATGATTCACAGAGAACGAATCATAGTCACATCTGGAGAATTTGATCCTTTAAGTAAAGAGGAATTACAATTCTTACGCAAATGCAACATGAGAGGCGATTGGTTAATTGTTGGTGTTCATTCTGATTGGTGGATGATGTATTCACGTGGCGGATTTATGCAAAGTTATGAAACCCGCAGAGAAATAGTAAAAGCTCTTAAATGTGTTGATGAAGTTATGTCATTTAATGATTCTGATGGATCCGTTTGTCAGTTACTAAAAATTGTAAAAATTTGTTATCCTAATTCTGAAATAGTTTATGTTTCAGATATGGATATGGAAAATATGCCTGAAACTAAAATTAAAGGTATAAAGTTTGAAACCTTGAAATAGGAGAAAAGAAGTGACCAAGTTTGTTGGTAAGTTTCGCAAAAATAAAGATTATTCTGATGACTACGATTATGCAAAGAATTTTCTACATAGCAAGCGCCGTAGAGGTGAACATCCAGAAGTTAAAAAATTAAAAAATCATGAATATGAAGATGCTTTTGAAGAAATGGATGTTTCACAGGATGAAAAAAATTAAAAATACCACTTAATTTTAGTTTTTTTAGCATAAGTATTGGTGTCCGCTTTAAAAATAATGTTTTAATACCAAAACTGTTGTTTTCCAGCAACACCTCTTGACATTCTCTTAAATTCGTGTATAATGGGAACTCTTACTCGGAGTTTTTATTATGATGATACATGGATATATTCCCAAAGCCAAAAAACGCAAAGTTCCAAAACTAGTGAAACTACGTCACGAAGAATGGATAAAATCAATTGAGGCAATATCGCCAAAATCGAAATATGCCGTTTCCAAAAAGATTTCTGTCGAACTTCCACTTCCCAAAATTCCAGCTGGCAGAGAAACTCCCCAAATTGCATCCATCGACACAGGTTTTATTCCGTGTGTTAAAAAATCCCAATATTCTTATACTGGTGAAAAAATGAAAGGAATCGGCACTATGCACAAATCAAATGCTGTTCCTATTTTTACAGATAATGAAGCAAAAGAAATTTCTAGTATGAGGAGATGATTATGAGTAAACCTGAATCGTGGTCTGATGAGGATTGGTATGATTTTGAGGAATATTTGCAAGGATTAGATTGCCAAGAATTTAAAGATGAGTTAAAATTTATGGAAATGCTTGGAAAAGCAAAAAAGAGCGGTAAAAATGTAGTTGTTATTGACCATTATTATGATATGTGAGAAAATTATGTTAGCACAACACGAAGAAACACAAATTTTGCGTGGAATTGATGAAATTATGTATAATTTGCGTCATGTACCAACAGAAGATGTAGCTTATTTTTTAGTAAAATTCAATCCGAATCTTGCGGATGAGCTGGCAGCAGCATTACAATATGAAATTTTTGATAAAAACGAAGGAAAAAATCATGAATGAAACAGGACACTATATTTGGCTTGATGCCAAAGTTGATGACAACGAAATTCCTCCTTGGAAACAGTTGGATATTGTAATCCGTAAATGGGCATCACTATCTGGTATGGAAAAAGACCTTTCCGACTACCAAAAACGCAAGGAAATGTTCGAATAACGCAGTTGTTGCTAGGAAACAACATCTTTTTTAAAAATTCTTGACGGATTTTAGGATTCCTGTATAATAATAGAATATTCAATAGGAGAAGTCATGGAATTACTAGAATCTAAATCATTATTAGCCAAACTGATGGCAACCGAGAACCTTGTGGTAGAACAACGCAAAGTTCCTACAGCTATGTTCGATGTTAAAAATCGTATATTGGTAATTCCTGTTTTAGATGAAAAAATTGATGGTTTCACCTATGACCTTTTTGTAGGTCACGAAGTTGGCCATGCTCTCTACACTCCTATGGATGGCATGATTAAAGCCAGAGAAGAAAAAGTAAATGCTTCTATTCTCAATGTTGTGGAAGATTCCCGCATTGAAAGAAAAATCAAACACAAATATCCTGGTTTACGCAATTCTTTTACCAAAGCATATAAGTCTTTGGTTGAAAAAGATTTCTTTGGCACAAATGGTGTCGACCTCAATGAAATGAATTTTATTGACCGAGTAAATATGCATTGTAAAGGCGGTGCTATGCTTGGTATTAAATTTGATGCTGAAGAAAAAGTTTTGCTTGATGCCGTAGAAACAACTCAGACTTATGATGAGGTGATTGAAGTCGCCAAGCGTATTCATGCCTTTATGAAAGAAAAAGAAGAAGAGCGTAAAGCCAATTCTCAACCTGATGAAGATTTTGAAGAAAAAGATGAAGATGAGAATTTTGATGGTTTTGGTAATTGGGATGATGACGCTGATTTTGATGAAGAAGGCGAAGAACAAGACCAAGATGAAAACACACAATCTTCATCCACCGATTCAAACGAAGGTGACGAAGATAAAAACGAAGATGATGAAATCATCAATGGCAACGAACAATTTCAACATGAAGAAATTGAAGATGATAAAGTTCGTTCTTATACTGATGATGCCTTTAAACAAAATGAGAAAAAACTGTTTGCTGAAAGTGCAACAAATTATCTTTATGCCAATGTTCCTGAGTTTGACATAAACAAAGGTATTCTTGGTTACAAAGCTCTATACAAAAAATATAAAGAACATAGTTCTCAATGGGGTGATGGCCAAAATGATTATGGTGCAAAACAGTATCAGAAATTACGCAAAGAAACCAACAAGGTAGTTTCTTATCTTGTCAAAGAATTTGAATTGCGTAAAAATGCTGACCAATTGAAGCGTGCTTCTACTGCCAAAACTGGCGAATTGGATATGAAGAAGATTTTCTCATACCAGTTTAGTGAAGATATTTTTAGGAAAATTTCGGTTGTTCCTAATGGTAAATCACATGGTCTTGTAATGTTCCTTGATTGGTCTGGTTCTATGTCTGACCACATTGAGAATACTGTTAAACAATTATTGTCTTTGGTGATGTTTTGTAAAAAAGTAAACATTCCATATGAAGTGTATTCGTTTGCAACACCTGAATCTGTATATTCACACGACTACATGATTACACCAAAAGATGGCGATTTAGAAACCAGAAGATTTTATTTAATGAATCTGTTGTCGAGCAAAATGTCTGCTGGCGAATTTACATATGCCGCTTCTTGTTTGGTTCGTTGGTCACTATCACCTCGTTATATTCCTGGTTGGATGTGCATGGGTGGCACACCTTTGAACGAAGCAACTATTGCCGCTATGGAAATTGTTCCTCATTTTCAGAAACGATACAAATTACAAATTGTCAATGCGGTGTTTTTGACTGATGGTGAAGGTCACACAATTCGTAACAAATATGAAACTCATGCCGAATCTGGTAAATTAGTTACTAGAGGTCATGAATATTCTTATGGTTCTAAGGCAGACCTTGGAATGATTATTCGTGATCCAAAAACTAAGCACCAAGAAAAAATAGAAAACATATATAATTGTGCTTCACATACTTCAGCATATGTAAAATTATTGAAGTCACGCACAAATTGTAATGTGTTGGGTTTTTATGTTTTATCTGGTCGTGAATTTAATCGTAAGATGTATGATTTCTTCCCACGAACATCCGACTTTGAGAAAATCAAAGTTACTTTCCGTAAAAATAAATTTGCGGTAGTTGAAACTGCTGGATTTGATGAGTATTATGTTCTCCGTTCCGAAGCTCTTGATACTGATGAAAATAATACCTTTGAGGTAAAAGAAAATGCAACGACCAGAGGTCTTGTGTCTGCATTTAGTAAATATGCCGGCGGCCGTGTGGCCAACCGTGTTGTTCTTAACCGATTTATAGGAATGATATCATGATTCAAGAAATTGTAACATTTGTGGGTGCCCAAGGACACCGTTATGCTGAAATAGCCTTCCTTGCAAGTTGTGTAGTCGCTCCAATGTGGATTGTTGATATGGTAGATGATATTACTGGTTCTAGGTTCACCATGTTTTTTCAAACAGAAGAAGAGGCAGAAGAAGCTGCAACACAATATGCTTTTGAAGGTATCGTAAAGGAATTAAAATAATGAATGGAATTATTGAAGCGGATGATTTTGATCCAAAAAAGATTTATGATGCTATGATTAAACGAGCACAACAAGCAAAAGCTTGGTATGTGCATTGTTATATTGAAGAAGAATGGATGCCTAAAGGTGAAGCTTTGCCTTTTGACCTTTCTATTAAAGATGGAATATTTACTTGCCGAGTTGTTTGTCCAACTTATACACAAGCACAAACTATCGTGGCAAATGTTTTACCTGTGATTAGATTTATTGAAGAACCTTATGAATGAACAAACTAAAGAAGCCTTATTAATTTTACAAGAAGAATGTGCAGAAGTAACCCAAGCAATTTCGAAAGTGTTTCGTTTTGGTATGGATACACAATGGCCAGAAGGAGCACCAACTAACAAATGGAAATTGGAAGAAGAAATTGGTGATTTACTGGCGATGATTGATATCTTGGTTGAAAATGGAACATTATCTGATTCTTATATCAATCAAGCAAGAAAACAAAAAAGAAACAAATTGAAAGAATGGTCGAGTTTTAATTAATGGATGTTAGAGAACTTATTGCTCACTTAAAAAGAATTCGCTGTTGGACACCAAAAAATTCTGTCGTTAGAAATCTGGTAGATGAATTATTAGTAAAACTAGGTGGCCAATAGTGTTGTTTTGGTACAACAGACTATTGACAAACCTACTGGTTATGTTATAATGGTAACATGATGAATACTTTTGATGAATATGACATATATGGATTACAGAGTTATTACTCTGATTTTCATAAGGACTTTTATGGTTACCGTCCACGATTACATACTACCGAACAATGGTATAATCGTGAATGGTTAATCCATGAAATTAATTCTATTCATGATGAGTTTGATAGAATGAAAGCTACTCCCGCTGGTCGTGAGCAGTTGAGGATTAATGGTTGGCAAGTTGAGGATTAATTATGACAAAAACTAATGAAAAATTATTAAAGTTATTACCGCATATTGAAGAATACTGCGATTACATTAAATCGAATTATGAATATACCCGTGGTGAGTGCAAAAATGATTTAGGTTTTACTGTCGGCTTTGATGCCGGTACCAAGTATGTAAAAATATTCCATTGGTATGACCATGGTAGTTCACTTAAACAGAGGTCTTGCCATTCGTTTGTAGAATTGAATACTGGAGATATTTGGAAAGCGGCCTCTTGGAATGCTCCTGCAAAGAACTTCCCAAGAGGTAATGTAATTACTAAAGATTTTAATTCAATTCGTTGGACTGGTTGTTAAAGTCCACGGCAAGAATAATAATCTCGAACAACACGTTCTAAATCAGCATGAGATTTAGGATTTTTAGAACGGATATATTGTTCCATTCTAGCGTAGTAACCTAAATCGAATAAGAAATTGTAAATAGATTTTAATAGTTTCATTATAGTTCCTTTTGAGTTCTAGTGGTACCAATAGTAGTGTTTATACTATTAGTGTTTATACTAATATATATGTTGCGGTGCGTTACAGTTTGATGACAATGGTATGTTTTTTTATAACTATTGACCAAAGTCATTTTTTGTTGTATAATATGTTGTAGTCCTTAACCTTATGGAGATTTAAAGTGAAGAAGTTTTTAGTTATGTTACCTTTATTATTGTTGCCAGCTTGTGCTTCGCAACCGCCACTCATTTCAGGATATGAAAAAGTGGAAAAGATGGAACGCCGTGATGTTATTCGTGGTGTTACTGAATGTGAAGATGCCGATATGAAACCTTATGTTGAGTATGTTACACAAAAAACAGAACACGGTAAAGTTCTGGTACCTATCAATGTGCATTGTGATCCAAAGCGTAAGTAATCATGGACTACAATGAAATTCTAACGACCTTAGGAATCACGCAAGGTCGATTAGAAACGATTATTATCTTTACTGTGATTGCTATTGGTATTGGTCTGATTGCGGTTTTGTATTGGAAGTTTCTAATGGCAGGTTTTTTTGCCTTGGTATTGATATTCGTTTTCTCTCGTCATGAAACCTCTATTGCCAAATCACCTCCCGTTATAGTAGAAGAATCTCCAGTAAAACAGGTTGAAGTCAAACCTGTGGAATCGATACAGATAAGTAAAGAAGAAAAAGAATTTATGGATGATTGTTTATCCCTTGCTGATAAGAAAACTATATGTGAGGATTTATGGAAGCAAAGACAAACGCCTTAGAGATTATTGTATTAATAATCTGTGCAATGATATTGGTGGGTTATATTGTTTATAACTACGGACATCCATCACATGGACTTGTAAGAGTGTATGATTGTAGTATATCAGAAATTAGTCCTGATTATCCTCCAGAAGTTAAACAAGAATGTAGAAAGGCAAGACGCCAATGATACAAAAAGAAATTCAATTCTTTTGGCCTCTAACGGAACAGATTCCATTAGACTTGGATTATACAAATTGTGATACACCAAAATATGCATATTCGGAAGTAACTGGTGTATCAATGATGGCTGGCACAGGACTGTCCTTTGTTTCTAATGCCCCAACTTGGACAACTTCTATCAATATCGATACCAACAATATTACTATCATCTCCAAAAACAAACAACCACTCTATCGTAGAGTTTTATATAAATTATTAGGAATTCGCTGGGAACAATCATGATTGACATTTTAGGATTTATTGGTTTTATAGTAACCATATTAATTATAGTACCTGCCTCATTATTAGCACTTATTAGAGTTTTCTACCATCCCGTCCAAGAGATTAGTAGTCTTTGGTTGGAATTGGTGGATGCAATTATCGAAATCATTCAACGCATCAAAGATAATATCAACAATTTAAAATGAACAAAACGAAACTTAAACATATCTTCCTTCTCGGTCTACTGATTTTTGCCGGCGCTTCCGGCGCTGCGGCCATAGACTATGGTCTCCGTAAAATCAATAACAATGATGAGTCCTCAAAGGTCATCTGTTATCCCCAAGGAGAACCCTCAGCACAGCTGTGGACTTGCCAAGACATTTATGGTAATCAATTTAACGATTTAAGAATTATTAAAGTATCCAAATGATTCACTTTATAAACATTCTCTCATTACTTCTGACAGTTTTATGGAACGCCTCGATTCTTCTTGGTACCATCTATCTCATCGACCAACACGATTGGTCCAAATGGACATTAGTGGCCACTATGATTTTCTTTGCTCGCTGGAAAACCCTACCAGAAGAAAAGAAAGTCGAAGAAGAACCCTCTAAGATTATTCTCAACGAAAAACTGCCGTGAAAAACTGCCGTCCATATTCTTGGTGGGTTCGATTAATTGACCGACTATTCGGTATTCGATTCGTCTGTGACCTACGCTGTCATTACGAAAACAAACCATGCCAGTTCGATGCTTCTCAAAAAACAAAGTAATCCTTCTGCTCGCTGGGACCACACCGCCAATTCGTGGTGGATTGGAGAAACATCAGAATACCAATGGACTGATATGAAACATAAACCAGTCAGTCCTTGGTTAACCTTAGATAATGCTTTAATATGGATAAAAGAACACGATGAAAGTAAAAAAACTAGTCAAAAAACTGTATAAGGCTATTCTGGTACACAATCTCATTAAAGAGAAGAAAGTGTATAAGAAGCTTCTAAAGAAATCTCTGAAACATAAACATACAGAAGCCGTAAGATGAAACAATGGTCTGAAAAAGAATATTCTCAAATGGTCTACTATGATGATGAAGATGGTAGAATCATTGGCTCTGTATATAAGGTCGGTAACAATCAAACCATATGGGAAACCATATGGGGCGCTCAGGTTAATTCATATACCAATGAATCTCTTATTCTAGGTCAGTATATCAATTTGGAATATGCCATGAAAGGTGTAGAATATTTTTGGGATGTTCATAGTAGAACCTTAGTGGAAGATAAATCATGAAAACTCTGTGGACGGTCCTGAAAAAATTTTTTAAGAATACAAGTTCCTGTAATGCGAATTGCAAACAGGGTAGAAACTGTACCTGTGGTTCTTATTTGAAAAAATTCGAAATCCTCTCGGAAGCCCCAGAAAATAAAAATTTGAAAAAAAGAGTTTGACCTGGAAACACGTTTTTTTCTTTTCGCTTATCGCTTCACACCACCCCCTCCCCCTTACCACCATATAGCTGTCCTGTGCGCCTCTGAGCGCTTACATCCGCACTAGACCAGTCACGGCTCTAGAGCGCTTAAAACAGCAGTCCTCCTCAGTCCCCCTCAGAGCCTCATAATACTCCAGCAGTCCGGTCTACTATTAACCGCACCCCCGACCCTCTGGAGCTGGCTCCAATCAGCGCTTGACAATTCTACCAGAACGTGTATACTCCAAGAGTGGACAAATTTTCGCTCGGAGCTGTTGTTCCGATACAACACTATATTATAAGGAGTATTATCCAGTATGACAATCAATAATAATACTGATATTAGCGCATTATCTAATATGAGTATATCGGAATTAAAGCAGTTATTATCTTGCGTTAATCAGGATATTAAGTCCATTAAGCGCCAAGAAAATGCTGCTAAAAAAGCAGCAGTGAATAATGCAATATCGGAATTAGCAGAATGTAATATTATCGCTAAACGATTTACCGGTAATGTAGTTTATGAGAATATTGAGAATAAGAAGATTAAGCAAGATATTCAAATTCAGCAAGATATTCTAGATTATCTCAATAATGGCGGTCGTATTATCACTGCTAAACCAAGAAAATCGAGAAAATATAGCAGTAAATCATTTGTAGTAGCATTATCTAATAAAATCACACTTTAATAAGGAAATACATTATGTTATTATTTGACACCATCCAAGCATTACCATTAGCAGATAAACGTGCTTTAGCAAAATCATTAAAAGATTTAATTAAAAATGATGTATTATTATCTAAGGTTAATAAGCAGTCATTAAAGCAAGCTAAAGAGATTGAGAAAAAGCAGAAAATCGAAGCTCAGATTAAAGCAGCTCAAGATAAACTGGCAAAATTACAAGCTAAATTAGCTTAAACTGTTTATAATAACCATTAGATAATAGTGGTTATTAGTAAGTAGTTTAGTAGTCCTACTTTATATTGATTGAAATTTTTATTATAAAGGAATTATATGAGTTTAAAGTTATTATCCGTGGGTAATCCCAAAACATTAAAGGGAATGAAAGAAGGTTATAATACCTATATTCTCCATTTGGCGCCCGCTACATTATCTGGTCATAATACTTGCCCAAAAGCGACAGCAGGTTGTATATCCGCCTGCCTTAATACTGCCGGTCGTGGTGGTATGTTTAAAAAAGGTGAGTTTACTAATACTATTCAAGAAGCACGTATTCGTAAAACTAAGTTATTCTATAATGACCGTGAGACCTTTATGCACTTATTATATAAAGATATTATTCTCGCCATTAAGCAGTCAAAACGGTTAGGATTAACTCCAGTATTCAGATTAAATGGTACTTCCGATATTAGCTGGGAGAAATATCCAGTAACCATGGGTAATATCACTTATTCTAATATATTCGAAGCATTTGGTTATATTCAATTCTATGATTATACCAAGGTATTAGGTCGTAAAGTAAAACATATTCCTAATTATCATTTAACCTTCAGTATGGCAGATGGTAATTATATGGATTGTAAGCAAGCAGTAGTAGAAGGATATAATATCGCTGTAGTATTTGGTATTAAGAAAGGTACCAAAATGCCTGAGAAATTCTTTAATCATAATATGACAGTATATAATGGCGATGAAAGTGATTTACGCTTTCTAGATCCAAAAGGTGTTATAGTAGGATTATATGCAAAGGGTAAAGCGAAAAAAGATATATCTGGTTTCGTTAAGTATCCAGTAGGTAATGATTATCAGTATACTATTAAGATAGCAGCATAATGCTCTGATATGTTTTATAGTAACCTCTTGATATTATTAGAGATATTGAGAGGTTATTAGTAAGATATAACGGTAAAAACGCTCAGGAACCATGCGGATTATTATTAGGAAGAACGGTGGATGGCAAATACAGACTAAGCTATGCTTGGTACTACCATTTTGCGAAGCGTCCTGCGAGGTTATTACTTTTAGTAATATAGGTTATTACTTTATATTATAAGTGGTTCGCTTTATTATCGTTTTTGTTATATTGAGTATGATTAAGTGCCAAAATACAACGGATTATCAATTATTATTGCCATATTATATGGTTCCGTAGTATAATGGTTGTTATTAAATTGATTAAGGAATATTATTATGAGTATTACATATAGAATTACCAGAGTGGTAAATGGTCAGGATGTATCATCTACTGTATTATCAGATAATCAGTTGGATTTAATCTATAATGGTTTATCTGCTATTACCGATGATATTAAGGATGAAGATAGTCCTTATTATGATAAAAATGATGATATTGATTTGGATATTATGTTTGACCGATTATATGAGGTATGTAAATGAGTGGTACTAAGCGGTTAATCGAAGAATTTAATTATTACTTTGATAATAATAATGGTGGTGTAGAAATCTCTGGTATTAAGTATTCAGCATCGGAGATATTGTTTAATCTGAATCCAAGTGCTTATCAGGAAGAATTTGATACTTGGTTGGACATGGAGAATAATAATGAATAGATTTATTGGTAATGGTGTATATGTCAAAGGGAATTATGGTCGCTTTGAAGTATCTGGTCTTATTACAGATTCTCATATAAGTGGTTTTGGTAAATCGGCAACACGATTATATCATGTATTATTAGATAAACCTATCCAATTGCGTTGGAGAACGGAACCTACCACTATGGTATTATTATCTGATAATGATATTAAGACGGCATTGGTATAAGGAGATAGTATGAGCACAGGTTACAAAAAAGTAAGATTGACCATTGAAATGGTTGTGGAAGATGCCGATAAACTGGCATGGGTAGCGGAATCAATATGGGAGCAATTCAATCGTGGTGAGGATATCACGGATTGGAACTATGAGGTTCTGGAAGGTGATGTGCAACCCATCTATGATGAGGTAGTGTAATTTTATAATAACCATTCCATGAGTGGTTATTAGTAAGATTATTAACGGAGGTGTATATGAAACCTGTATTTTGTTGTGGTGGTGATGAGTTTGAAAGTTTGGAGTTGGCAATTCAATATGCCAATCATGTGTATATGACACAAGGCATTATTCTTGGTATTGAAAAGGTTGAATAATGACGGCAAAGCGATTTGGTTATAATATGGTGATATTGTCATTGTTGATGTTTGCTTTATTAAAAGCATTTGATGGTATCGGTTATTTGATAATGTTATTTTTAAGTAGAGGTTAGAAAAATGGTTAGTGTTTACTTGGTAAAATCTGGTCGATATGAAGAATCGGTCGGTTATACAGAATGGTTGAATCTCAGAGCATTTACAGAATATGAAGCTGCTCGGAGCTTTTTGAATAAAATCAAAACCGATTTAGGTGATGATTTTAATGAAGATAAAGATTTCTTGGAAATTGAAGATATTACATTGGAAGGTTGATATGAATACATGGGATTTTGTGGTAAGTGAATTAAAATCGTTGCAACAAGGTTTTCAAGACCACCAAGCGATTGCAGAATTGTTTGTGGAACAAAAGCTGTTGTATGGATACAACATTATTAAAAGTAAAGACCAAGTTTATAAGCGTTAATCTGACACAATGCTTGTGGTATCATGTGGTACGTGTATAATGGTTTTTATTGATTGATTGAGAGGAAATTATATGAAATTTACAAATATTGCAAAAAACGGTGATTTGATTCGTGCCTATGATTTTGCTCCTTGTGCAGGTCGTGATGACGCTTTTGTGGAAGGTATTGTAGAGCAGGCAAATTGTAATGAACCTGGTTATAATTGCTTTAAAATTACCGTGACAGCGGACAAGTTCCATAAACTAGAAACTAAACCAAAAAAAGAAAATCGTGTTGGTCGTATCGTATTCGTGCCCCATCAAATTAGTTTTATGGAGTTTGACCATCGTATTATCAATTTAAGTAAGTGAGAGGTTACTAATGAGCAGAAAGATTGACCATTATATCAAAGAATTGATTGCCGAAGATGTTAAAGATATTCAAAAAATGAAAAAGGCAGATTTGTTCAATCTGACGGTGCAATTATTAGAGAATAACTACCGTGAATTACATAATGATACCATTGTAGAAATGTATGAGAATGTTTTTCACACTTATGTAAGATAGGAATAGATTATGAAATTAGATTATAAACAAAAAGAAACCATTATGCAGGAAATGTTTAAAATGCACAAATCACCTGCTGGTTTTCGTTCCACTTATAAAGCTTGTCCAGTTTATAATTATGAGGCAATCAAGCAGTTTATTGATTTTACCAAGTATTATGTAATGTTTCGTGGACCCCGTCCACAACCAGGTTTCAAAGGTTCTACTCGCAAGCGTTATGCTCATTCGTTTGATGTATATCAACGGAGTGACCGTGATACCATTCGTATTCGTGCAGAGTTAGAAGGTTTCAAGCGTGGTGTTCAATGGGCAAAAAATGCGTAAGCGGGAGATAATGAATATGGGCAGAAAGCAAGAATTAATTAATTGCATTATTGATAATGATTTGAATACCTTTTATGAATCTGGTTCTGATGGTGTTCAATCCGTTTTAAATTGGGGTTTCAAAGGTTATCAGAATTACACCGAAGAAGAATTGGTGCAAGAAATGAATGAGCGTGACCTTTGGGATAGTTGGTTTAAGGAGAATGTATGAGCATCAGCAATATTGAAAGAATGGTAGAAGCATTGGTTCACGATGAAATGAATTATTATCTAACATTAAATCGTGGTGAATTGTTTGCTGCTGTTGAAGAATTGGTTCGTGATAAAATCGAATTGATGAGTAATAATGAAATTATTGAAGAATATGAAAGGTTGGCGTAATGAGTTACGATTCAGATTTTGAAAATATTTACATGGTTGAATTTATGTCTGGTCGCAATATCTATACCAGCTTTTATGAAGTTTCAGAAGTATTGGAATTTTGTCGTGATGAATATCCAACCGAAAAAGTAAAAGCAATCTATAAAGAAGTTTATGTTGCTGATGAGGATGATTATGATGGTCAACCTGATGAAGCACAAGAATGGCACGATTTTAATTCGGAGTGTTAATGACAATTAGATATTCAACAAATTGGATGGGACCTGTTAATACACAATGGTATAAAGACCGTGGCTTTGGCAAAACAGTAATTAAAACATTAACAGAAGATTCTAAATTAACTGGCAGAAAATCTGGTGAATCATTTGAAGCGTTTGAGATTATCACAGAATATGCTTGTGGTCGTATTGATTGTCGTGGTGAAGGATTGGGACCATATGGTGAAGAATTATATTTGGCACCAATGCTTGTCGAAGATTGGGGTAGATTTACTAAATGGTTGAATACATTTGAAACTGATGATATGTGGTATATAAAAGATATTATTGAATTGTATGAAAGAGATAATCCAAAAATAACTTGGGCTGAAGGATATGAATAGAACACCAAGAGAAATTATATTGCAGAGGCGTAAACAGATGGCAGTCCATTCTTGCCTGTATTATATGATGGATGAATCTATTGTATCAGATGACGAATGGCAACGCTGGGCAGACGAATTGGAGGCGCTCCAAAAGGCGCATCCAGAATGTATGAAGATTGGCTTCATGGATGCTGAGTTCTACGATTGGACTGGTGCTACAGGCGCCCACTTGAATCATAGACACCCTTGGACATATACCAAGGCACAGAGAGTTTTGGAATATCACCAGAGTGTTGCTAAAAAGCAACAGTTCAGCAGAAAGTAATTGACATACCGTGTGGCACGTGTATAATGGTCGTTTAAATTGTGAGAAATTCTATGGAAGAATTTTGGTTTAGTTTTGGTATCACCGTAATTGTTGGTGTGGTTATTTTAATTTTATTGGATATTATCAATGAGCATTAGTGCATATAAAGAAATTACAGAATGGGATAATTCAGAATTTAAAGTTCCGAATCATACATACTTGTTTGATGGTAAATCCAATATTTTGGCATATGCAAAAGAAAGTAATGGCGAAGTTGTTATTTTAAAAAATCCATTAAAACTTGATACTCGTAGGCGTAAGTTTGAAAAGATAAGGCACAAAGCATTAGATGCCTTTGCTAAAACAGTTGTAATTGAAGAAGAAAAACAGGAAGATTATCCTAACTGGCAGGTGAAATCTGATTCAGGTAAAACTTATACAGTTCAGTTAATTAGTGGTAAGTATGTTTGTGGTTGTGTTGGTTATTCGTATCGTGGAAAATGTAAACATAGTGAGAAAGTAAAAAATGAGCAAATTAAATAAAAACGGCATCGCTTTCGTAGAAGCGGCAGAGAAAATCTTTGGCGTTGGCGCAGTATTGACCAGAGATGGCATCGCCCACGTAGTATCAGAATCAGGTGTTCCTTATCCATATTGGTTTGTAACGAAAGAAGAATATCGTAATGGTCCCCGTGGTGAGTATTTGTTGCCCAATATTGGCACCAAGAAAACTGCCAAAGTTTCGGCGCCCGTAGTTGAAGAAGAATTGGCGGTTGCACTACAAAATTCAGCAGTTGTTAATGGCGGACAAGTATTGGAGTTCCGTCAACCTCGAATGATTGATGAATCTGATTCTGCCGTGCCTACTAAATTTGAAGGTTATGTGCCTTTTGGTTTTTATAAAGATTTGTTCAGTATTGTAAAATCAAAATCTTTTTATCCTATATTCATTACTGGTTTATCAGGCAACGGCAAAACTTTAATGGTCGAGCAAGTGTGTGCTGAATTGAATCGTGAATGTATTCGTGTGAATATTTCCATCGAAACTGACGAAACCGATTTGCTTGGTGGTCCCACACTTATCAATGGTAATGTGGTCAATCGTGATGGCCCCGTTTTGCTTGCGATGAAAAAAGGTGCCGTGTTATTGATTGACGAAGTAGACCGTGGTTCCAATAAGTTAATGTGTTTGCAAGGCATTCTTGAAGGCAAACCTTATTACAATAAGAAAACTGGCGAAGTTGTAAAACCTGCCAATGGTTTCACCGTGATTGCTACTGCCAATACTAAAGGTCGTGGTAGTGAAGAAGGTCGTTATCTATCACAAGTGCTTGATGATGCTTTTTTAGAAAGATTTCCAATCACAGTAGAACAGGAATATCCTGATGCCAAAACTGAGAAGAAAATTCTTACGCCATTAATTGATGATAAAGAATTTGTTGAGAATCTATGCCAATGGGCAGATGTAGTCCGCCAATCGTTTGACCAAGGCGCTACTGATGAGATTATTTCTACTCGCCGATTGGTGCATATTGCCAAGGCATTTGGTATCTTCAAAGATAGAATGAAAGCCATTACTTTATGCGTGAATCGTTTTGATACTGAAACAAAAATGGCATTTTTAGATTTGTATTCAAAAGTGGATAGCACCGTTGAATCACCAGCGAATACAAGTACCACAGTTGCAAGTACCGAAACACCGGCACAGCAATAGTGGTAAACATCCAAGGAACGCTTGCCAATCAAGCGTCTTTGTGATACAATGGTAGTTCGTGTAGTATTTTATATTATGTTTAATTTGATTAGGAGTTTTATACAATGGCTTTAACAGTTCGCAAAGGTAAGGTAAACCGTCATGAGAAAATTACCCAAGTAATGCTTTCAGGTAAACCAGTATCACCACAAGAAATTGCTGATGTATTTAAAGGCACAGACCAAGAAGCGGTGCTGTACCGCCTCTCGACCAACATCTATAATATTCGTAAAGATGGTGGTATTGTGAAAGTTATCAAGAACGGTCGCAAGGTTCAAGCGTATCAGTTGGTTAACTTCACAGAGTTCGACAAGAATGGCCGTTACAAAGGCGCAGTTGCTAAACAATCAGCACCTGTTGCTACTGTAAAACCTGTTTCTGTCCAACCTGTTACAGCGTAAGCAGTAAGATATGGCCCCTCGGGAGAGGCCGCCATATTGAAGCATTTACCCGAACCGATTATTCTGGTAGCAAGGCGAAACGCCGGTGAGTGCTTCAATATGGTGAAAAATATATTATGAATTATAAATGTCATTCGTGTGGTTTAATTTTGCCTGAAAACCTTTTTTATAAGGCGATGTTAAAACACGAAAAATATCCTGATTGTATTGAATGTACCAAAGCTTTGCGTGAAGCAAAAAAGAATGGAACAAAATCCATTCGTTTGCGTAAAGATAAAAAAAATCAAGAAGTTGTTTCTGTAAAACCAGAACGCAAAAAAACTTTGATAGAACAATATGCATATAATTATTCGGTTGAAAGAGAATATGGCTATGTTTACATTATTGGAGTTGAAGGTGAAGATTTCAATGAACCTGTTAAGATTGGTTACACCGTCAGTTCGGTTCAAGGAAGATTATCTCAATTAAATTCCTCTCATTGGAAAGATTTACACGTGATATTTCAATCTGATGAAATACCATGGGCAAAAAAAATGGAAAAATATTTGCATGAGAGGTTTGCAAATGAAAGAGTGAATCGAGAATGGTTTAAACTTGATTGGCATCATTTTGATGATATACAAGAGGAATTGGAATTACCATATATTCGTGAAGAATTATTGGAAGAATTTATTGAATTACAAGAAACAAATGAAACAACAACCGACAGAATGATTGAGTTGGCTAAACAATTTGAAAATACTTTTATTGAGATTGATTGTAAATTATGAACTGGATTTTAATTTTCTATTTGAACACCCCACTAAACTATCAAGTCCATTCAGACTACCAAATAAAACAAGATTGCCTTTCTAAGGCAGTTTATTACAATGAAATTTTTAATAAAGTTGATACTAAATTGGTTGCAGTATGCAAACCAAAAGAATTCAAACAGTATGCAAAGAATGAAAATAAATTAGTTTACAAACACTATATACTAACCGCTAGTGGTCGTTAATAATTGGAGAATTTGATGAAAGTTGTTATTAATGCTGATTATGGTGGTTTTAGTTTGTCTGATGAAGCCATTGAATTGTATGCCAAGTATAAAGGTATAAATTTCACCAAAGAAGAAACCAGTCATGGTTCAATTTATTATAAAGGTGATGAATGGTTTAACGATAGAGATATTAATCGTAGTGATACTCAATTGGTTCGTGTTGTTCAAGAACTTGGTGAAAAAGCCAATGGTTTTTGTGCCAAGTTAAAAATCGTAAATATTCCCGTTGATGTGCAATGGGAAGTTGTTGAGTATGATGGTTTAGAACACATTGCTGAAAAAGCAAGGAAATGGTATTGATGTTTTTCTTTAAAAAATCAAAAATTGTTATTGATTGTTTTACTTTTTCTGAATCAATCGCCAGATTCTCACCAATTGATTTGGCTATAAAATATACACCTGATTGGTGGAAAGAATTGCCAAATACTTTTGAAGCGCCTGGTACATTTTGGCCTTCAGCTACTATGCGTAGTTGCACAGGATTTACAGACCTTTATACAAAATCAATTGCATTACCTTTATGGTGTGATTTAGCTATTGCTGTTGAAAATAATCAAGCATTTTGGCAATTCTCCGACCAAGCAACAATTGCAGTATCGCATCCATCAGAACAATATGGAAATTATTGGCCAACAAACGAATATCAACATTTAAAAATTGATACACCTTGGATATTCCGAACCAAAGAAGATATTTCATGGTTGTGGAGTTGTCCAACATATAATATCCGAAATTTAACTGATTATACTTTATTAACAGGAATTACAAACTTCTCTCATATTGGAACTCCCAATATTAATTTGATGTTGAATGTTAAAGAAAACAAAAAATATATTTTACCTGTTAATCATGTAATGGCACATTTAACTCCTTTGACGGAAAAGAAAATTGATATTAGACGTCATGTTCTCTCATCTGAAGAATATAGCAAAAGAAACTATGATATACATTCCAGAATTTCTTTTACTGGAGTTTATTCAAAATCCAAAAAATTATCACAAAAACATTCAAAATGTCCTTTTCATAAAATACCATAAATGAGTGTAATAATATTAATATTCTGTATTGCTTGTGCGTTTGCGGCTGGGTGTGAGTATGCTGATAGGAAGAGCATTGGATTCTCGTCCACAGCGTTCTCCTTGCTACTATTTTGTTCGATAGCACTAGGCTTGATACTTATGGGAATACTCTCTCCTACAACGATTTGGTTAGATTAATAGCGTTGTATCCACGCAACACATTGTAAAATACTGCTTGTGGTTTTTGTGGAAACCTGTATAATGGTTCTTTTAATTGAGAGGTATTTTCATGAGTGAAATCAAATTTGTGGGTGGAAAATATACTGCTATTATTAATGGAAAATTAGTAAAGCGGACAAATCTTAAGCATTTAGAATATGTTATTCGTAAAAACTCCACACCAAGTTTTGTGGAGATTCCAAAATCAAAATTTACAATCAATCAGCGATTTGGTTTTTTATCTGATATGATTGTTATGCTTGCTAAAGGCGACCAACCTTCCGTAGTTGTTACGGGACCTGGTGGTTTAGGCAAATCACATACTGTTACAACCTCATTAAGAAAAGCTGGACTCAAAGATATGTCCATTTTGGACGATTATGAAGTTGGTGCAGTTGTACCAAAAAATGCCTTTGTAGTAATCAAAGGTTATTCCACACCCAAAGGTTTGTATCGTACCTTGTATGAGAATCGTAATTCAATTATTGTTTTTGATGATTGTGATTCAGTATTAAAAGATCCTGTATCTTTGAATATATTAAAAGGTGCTTTAGATTCCTATTCAAAACGTATTATCTCATGGCGTGCAGATATTAAAGATGAAGATTTACCAACCTCATTTGAATTTAAAGGTCGTGTGGTGTTTATCTCTAATATGTCCTCAACACAATTAGACCAAGCAATTATTTCCCGCTCAATGTCCGTGGATGTTACAATGACCAAAGAACAAAAAGTGGAGCGTATGCACCATTTGGTAAATGAAGAATCATTTATGCCAGACTTTGATTTGTCGCATAAAAAAGATGCTTTAAATCTTATAGATAATTTAAAAGATTCAGTTAATGAATTGTCTTTGCGGACTTTGATTCAAGTTACAAAAATCCGTAAATCCAATCCTAATGGAAACTGGAAAGATTTGGCTGAGTATGCAATTTGTGGATAATATAAAATGAAAAAATATTCAAAAACAGTAAAAGAGTGGTACAATAATTTTGTATTTTGTTATGGTAAACCTGATATAAAAAATGAAGCAGAAAGTTTTTATGGTGCAGGTTTTGATGATGGCGCTGGGTTTATATGTAGTGCCATGAAAGAAGCAGGAATACCAGTCACCAAGATAGCGGAGGTGTATGCCTCCATCGATCCTAAAGGAGAATCAATCACTTATCAGACAATCACGGAAGATTGGTTGGAAGAAGTCCAAAGCGTTTAAAAAGCGTTGTATTGGCACAACAAACATCAAATATTGCTTGTGTCCATCCGTGGTTATGTTATAATGGCATTTCAAATTGAGAAGGAGTTTTTATTATGAAAAATAAATCAATTAAAGATATATTTCCTGGTATTATGATTTTAGATAGTGAACCAGTTTTTGTAGAAAATCCATTCAGCGGTGAAGGCATTACATTATCACCTGAAGAAGTTGCTGTATATGATTACCTTAAAGGTTGTGAATTGATTGGTGATTATAAAGGTTTGCGTAAAGGCATCGATTGGTTTATTGATAATAATACCAATGCTTATATGACATTGTTGGATTAAAATGGTTGTAATAGGGAGATGCCTTCCTTCTGGCACCATGAGACCAGTAAAACCTGCGTGAGCTTTTGCTAGTTTGCTCTTGAAAGAAAACTAGCATCTTTTTATACAAAAGGAATATATTATGAATGATGTTTTAGAATATGATGAGTATTTTGAATATTTGGATTTGTTGCGTGAATCAGGTGAAACCAATATGTTTGGTGCTTCACCATATTTGCAACAAGCATTTGATTTAACACGACACGAAGCAAGAGCAATATTGTCGGCATGGATGAAACAATTTAAAGGTTAATTATGGGAACTAGAAGCTTAACATTTGTATATGAACAATACAATGATGAACAAAAACCAGTTTGCAATATGTATCGCCAATTCGATGGCTATCCTACGGGACATGGTGCCGAGTTAGTTGAGTTTTTAAGTGGCGGTCGTATGGTGAATGGATTGGCTCAAACCAAAACAGTTGAAGAAGTAGTTTTTAATGGCATGGGTTGTTTAGCTGCTCAGATGATTTCTCATTTTAAAAAATCTCCTGGCGGTTTCTATATTCATCCAACCGATGTAACAGATTGTGGTCAAGATTATGAATATCACATTTATAATCGTAATGGTTTATTAAGTGGTAGTCAATTTTATATTGAAGTATATAATTGTGGTTCTAATTTTTTTGGTATGAGTGGTGATACCCGTGAGCTAGAGTTTAAAGGCACATTGGCAGAGTTTACTGAATTTTGTTCCGACAAAAAAGAAGCAACAGTTACCACACAAAAGAATGTGTTTGATGGAAGCAAAATTGGCAAAGATTGGTTGAAATCTGTATTGCGTGATGGTGTAGCAATCGTAAAGTTTGAAAAGAATGATGGCACAGAGCGTGTAATGAAATGCACACTTAAACAAGATTTGGTACCACAAAAAGTCCATGAAACAAAACGAATCAATGAGCAAGTTCGTGCCGTATCAGATGATGTGTTGCCTGTTTATGATGTAGAGGCAAACGGTTGGCGTTCTTTCCGTTGGGATTCTATTAAGAGTGTAGAGATTGGTGTATGAAGTATTTGATGTATGAGGACTGGACTAAGAAAAGAATTGATGCTATCAAAGGCATCAAAGGTCGGTTCTCAAAAAATTGGTTCAGTCGTAAAAATGTTTTAGAAATGGGTGCTTGTCATGGTGATGTTGGTATTGAGTTTTTGAAACTTGGTGCCAATGTTACTTTTTCTGATGTTCGCATGGAACATATGCAAGAGATTCCAAGTAAAATTGGATTTGAACCTGATATGATTTGTATAAACAACAATCAAGATTATACATTAGATAAAAAATATGATGTAATTTTACATATGAGTTTGCTTTGTCATATTGTAAATTGGAAAGAAGATTTAAAAAGAGTTGTTGATTCGGCTGATTATGTTATATTAGAAACAATTGTTAATCCTGAAGAAAATGCAATTGATTTGGTATTACCTTCTGATAATCATTATTATGCCGACAAAGATACTGGTCGTGCTTATGTAACAGAACAATCGATTGAAAATCATTTAAAAGATTTAGGTTGTATTTTTAATAAAGTGTATGTTGAAGATACTGAATATAATTGGATTGATAGGTGGACTATGGTTCGACATTTATATAATTGGAATTATGATACGGTCAAATCAATTAAATATACAGAATATAGTGGCATTACATTAATGACGCATTATCGTAGAATGTGGATTATTTCAAGGAGAAAAATATGAGTGATAGATTTGATTTTGAACAACAGATTACTAAATGTTGGTTTGTTGTTGATGATTTAAAAGAGTTCGATGAGGGTTTATTTGAAGAATGGATAAAATTTGATAAAGATACGGTATCGAATCATATTCTTGGTATTGCCAATTCATATGACATAAAATTTAATAAACTTTGGAACTTGTTTGAAAGTGTTTATATGGCAGATGTTCGTCATATTAAAATGCTTGAAGAAGAATGTGCCGCTTTGCGTGAACAATTACAACAATCGAATCCTGATACACATGGTTATGGCATTGCTGCTATTAAACCGAAGAAAGATAAGAAATGAGAAGTAGATTGGAACGAATGAACGATTGGTGTGGTGAAGTATTGGCCAAAGCCATTAAGTATGACGACCTTATTACATTTTTCTTTTTTGGATTTATGATTGGTATTTTTTTAATTTGTCTTGTTGTTGGTAGTTTAGGAATGTTGGGATATTTACAATGAAAAATATTCCAAATTCACCAGACTATGGCAAACATTTATTAGTAAGAGCAATCTTTACCACAAATAAAAACAATGGTAAAATTGCCAGAGCAGATATACCAAAATTTTTATCACTATTGCATGGTGCCCAGCTTGACTATTTGGATGAAGCTGTGTTAAAATCGGATATGGCTGAAGCAAAGGCCGTTATTCAATATATTATGGAGAAATAAAATGCCTAATTGGTGTCAGAACGTGGCCACAATTAACCACGAAAATAAAGATTTAATTGATAACATTGAAAACGAATTGAAGAAAGAAAAAGAAGATTCTGGTCTTTTTCAAATGTTACGACCACGACCAAAAGAGTATGACGAAGGTGAAAGTTGGTATGGTTGGAACATAGACAATTGGGGCACCAAATGGGAGGCTTCGGTATATGACTTTGAACGATTAGATGATTATACAATTAAAATTAATTTTGATACCGCATGGGGTCCTTGTATTGCTCTATATGAATTCTTAGAAACAGAAGGTTATACAGTAGAAGGTTTTTATAACGAAGAAGGTATGGCCTTCTGTGGTTGTTATCGTGATGGTTATGATGATGGTTATAATTATTCCGATTATTATAGTTCTAGTGGTGTTCGTGATAATGTACCAAGTGATATTGATGATATGTTTGGCATTTCAGAAAGAATGGAAGATAATGAATCTGAAGAAGATGATGATGAAGTCATTTGGGACGATGATGAAGAAATCGAAGAACCTGAATATGAAATGACAGAATGGTTCGATGTTAAAACTAAACCTGTGCATATTGGTTTGTATGAAGTTGAATATGATAAACCAAATGCGTGGCCATTTCCTTCTCGTTTAGAATGGACAGGAAAAAAATGGATCAATGGTCAAGGTGAAGTTCGTAAAGATGTTGGTAGATGGCGTGGTATTACCGAGAATCAACATAATATGATTGTTGAATTACAGAAACTCAAAGATGAATTTGATGCCCTATTAATTAAGGAGACCGAATAATGGCACTATGGAAAATTGAACCAACATGGAAAAAATCTTTGGCTGAACGCAGTCATTACACTAAAGATGATAAAGAAATTATTATTGAAACTGGTTGGCGATGGGGTGAATTTACCATTGAAACTGAAGATGATACACCTCCAGTTTTAGAAGAAGGTGTTGACCTCTTTAATTGTGATTATGAAGTAGAAATGCAATATTGTGATGATGGTTGTTGGGAAGACCGTGAGTTCTACGGTATGTCAGAAGAAGAAATTGCAGAAATGGAAGAATGGTTGGATGAAAACTCTTGGTTAGACCTTGAAGAAGAAGGTTGGATTCCTTCTGATAATGAAATGATTATGTCTTGTGAACCATCTATTGAGTTGATTACAGAATAATGCAAATCATTGATAATTTTTTACCAAAAGATGTTTTCGAACATATAAAAACTGTTTTATTTGGTAATAATTTTCCTTGGTATTATAATGATTATGTTGCTTCTGAAGAAAAGGTCGATGATTTATTTTACTTCTCACACATTTTTTATAACACCGACCTTGGCTTTGAACAAATAAGTGGAACTTTTCCTTTAATAGAACCAATATTGAAAAGTATTCAGCCCAAAGAATTAATTCGTGTCAAAGGAAATTTATATCCAGCTTTACCTGAACATCGACAAGATGCTTTTCATAAAGACTATACATTTCCACATAAAGGCGCATTATATTATTTGAATACAAATAATGGTTATACATTGTTTGAAGATGGAACAAAAGTTGATGCGGTAGAAAATAGGATATTGTTTTTTGATCCAACAATTCCTCACGCATCAACAAGATGTACCGATGGTAAAATTAGGGTCAATATTAATTTTAATTATTATGAGTGATAATATGAGTGCAAGTATTGATGAAGATACAATGTTGGTGAATTTGAGTGAAAGTATTGATGTTGCTTTAATGGAATGGTTAAATGAACATAAAATTCCAGCTCTAAATCTTACTGCTGTTATTTTAGCTAGACTGACTTGGTTAGCTAAACAAGGTAACTATCAAGAAGATTTTATTCGCCTGTTAGAATCACCACAGGAAATATTAAAATCAGAAGAAAAGAGAACAGTAGTTCATTAAATGATTATTAATAATATTTTTACTAATTTTTTTGCTGAAGATTATATTAATATAGAACCTTCTGAATTAATACAATTATGTTATGATACAGCTAATCAAAACAAAGATTTTTATTCTAATATATTATTTGATGAAAATAACGATTCAATTAAGTATATTAAAAATGAAGTAATTAAAATTATTAATGAATTGCATTTAGAAATAGGTTTATCAAAAGATTATAAACAAGAGATTGTGTCGATGTGGGGTAATATAGGTTATCCACACAGAACAACGATGCCACATTGTCATCACGGAACTTTTTTTTCAGCTATACTATATTTGACTGATGGTAAAGACGATGGCTCTGGTAATTTATTTTTTATGAATCCTGATAAACAAAAATCGGATTATATGAGACCAAATCATATAGATACATATAATCAATATACATCCGATTCATGGAAAATTAAACCTTCAATTGGTAAATTAATTGTTTTCCCATCTTGGTTATGGCATTATGTTTGTGTTGATCCACAAGGTGAGGGCAGAATTAGTATCGCTATTGATACTCAAATAGTTAGGAAATAAATGAAAATTGCTTTAGCATCAGACATACATTTGGAGTTTGGTGACCTTATCTTAAAAAATGAAGAATATGCCGAAGTATTAATACTCAGCGGCGATATTTGCACAGCTAAAGTTTTTAAACACAAACCAAAAGAAAGAGCAATGGTTAAGGATTTTTTCCGCCGTTGTTCATTCCAATTTCCTCATGTTGTATATGTGATGGGTAATCACGAACATTATGATTATGATATGCGTGATACCTATGATAGATTAAAAGCTGAGTTGGCTGATTTACCAAATATTCATTTGTTAGAAAAAGAAACATGGGAACATGACGATATCACTTTTATCGGCGGTACTTTGTGGACTGATATGAATAAAGGTGATTCGTTGACCTTATGGCATTGTGGTCAGCGTATGAATGACTTTCGAATAATCAATAATAGTAATCGTATGACACAACATAAGAATATTATCTATGTAAAGAATCCTGATAATTCTGGTGCATTATTAAAAGATGCTAATGGTGAATTAATTATTGAACGAGTGGATCATTATGAAAAGGCTTCAAGATGGTCACCAGAAGATTCTGTGGAAGACCACAAGAAGATGTTGGATTACATTAAGATTGCTACTGCTGATTATGGTGGTGCACCTAGAAAGTTTGTGGTCGTAACCCATCATGCACCAAGTAGTGAGAGTGTTGCTGAGTGTTATAAAAGTGATACACTAATGAATGGTGCATTTCGTTCCGATTTATCAGACTTTATCCTAGATAGACCACAAATTAAATTGTGGACTCATGGTCATATGCACAATAGCAGTAACTATTGGATTGGTGAAACTAGAGTTGTTTGTAATCCCCGTGGTTATATCAAATATGAAAGTTGTGCAAATTTCTTTCAACTAAAATATATGGAAATATAATGAAAACTGTATTAGTAACTGGTAGTTCTGGTTATATCGGCCAACACCTTGTAAAGCTCCTTAAAAAGGAAGGATATGAGGTGTTTGGTATTGATAATGAGAAAAGAATCAACGATTACCTTTTGCCAAAACAATTTGAATTACATGATATCAACAATGATTGGTCAAAGTGGTACACAACATTAATTGATTGGCCAGAAAAGTTTGATGCTGTTGTGCATTTGGCAGCCAAGGTTCGTGTGAATGAATCAATGGAATATCCATATGAATATTATACTACCAATTTTAATGGTACATTAAATGTGTTGAATGATTTTCAATATGACAATTTTATATTTGCATCTACGGGTGCAGCCGAAACTCCCATCAGTCCCTATGCTCTGTCAAAGAGGTGTGCTGAGGACATTGTAAAAGAATATTGCACTCGCAGTAGTCTTGATTATACAATGTTCCGTTTTTATAATGTTATAGGTTCTGATGGGGTACCTCCAACTAATCCTGATGGATTGTTTTACAATTTAATTAAATCAAAAGATGATGGTAAGTTTAAAATATTTGGTAACGATTACAATACTATTGATGGCACTCCTGTTCGTGATTATGTCCATGTAATGGATATTTGCCGTGCAATTCAAAGAGCAATCGAAACGCCTGCTAATGGTTTGGAGAATCTTGGTACTGGTACAGGTTATACTGTTAAAGAAATTGCTTCGGCATTTTATCATGTAAACAAATTGAATTGTGATATTGAATATTTACCACGAAGAATTGGTGATGCTGAGCGTACCGTGCTTGACAAACCATCGACATATATGATAAACTCCTATACATTGGATGAATTGGTAAAAGTATGACGGCAAACATTTATTGGCAATGGAAACAATCTATACCCGAATCGGTATGTGAAACTATGCTTTCTGAAATGAAAAATTTTAATTTTCGTGATGCGAAAGTTGCTGATGCTTCACACATTACCGAAGATGATGCAGATTTAAATATTGAACATAGGAAAAGTAAAGTTACATTTTTGCCGGCTAATCATTGGTTTGAAGGTATATTATACAATTATGTAAGATATGCTAATGTGGCTGCAGGATGGAATTACGATATTCGAGGCAACGAAGCGATGCAATATACGATGTATGAAAAGGATGGTTTGTATGATTGGCACACAGACCAAGAAGTATATAATGTTTCTCCTATAATGAGAAAATTATCTGTCGTGTGTCAATTAAATAAATCTAGTGAATTTACTGGTGGCGGACTTTTTTATAAAAATGCCGATTTTCTAGAATCAGAAGAAAGTTTATTAAAAGAACAAGGTGATGTTGTTGTAATGCCATCATATGTATTACACAAAGCAAAAGAAATCATGTCAGGTAGAAGAATTACATTAGTGTTGTGGGCAATCGGACCTTCTTGGGTATAATTATGATTGAATTAATATTTGCTCTTGCTATTGGTATAATACTTGGTTATTGTTTAAAGAAAGAACAAAAGCCTCCTGTTGTGGACACTTTAACTAATCAAGTAGAATACTACGAAAAAGAATTAAAGTATTACAAAGACTTGTGTAAGTGGCACGCCGAGAGGAATAAAAAATGAGTGATGGTGGTAAAGGTCATGCACCAAGACCAATTCTAATTGATAAAGAAGAATATAAAGAAAAGTGGAATACAATTTTTGGTGAAAAACCTATTCTCACCGGTTATTGTGATGTATGCAATCGTAAATATAGTTGGTGTTCGTGTGTTGCTGCATCACCAGAACTTACGAAAGCAATTGATGATGCGTTGGGTATAGAAAGAAAAAAATGAAAGTAATATTAAGCAAATATCGTAATCATTGGTTGTCACCTTATATTATTCTCAAAACGATTTGTTTTTGGGAAAAAGATGAGGATCGTATTTACAATCTAAATGATGACCCCAATAATCCATATGAGAAATGGGTTAACTTTTTAGAACCTATTTGCCAAGCTTGGCAAAAGTTCTTAGATATTATTCATCCAAGAGTAATGTATGTTAAGATTGACCGATGGGATACTTGGTCAATGGATCATTCATTAGCTCATATTATTCATCCAATGTTGGTTCAATTAAACGAAACTAAACATGGCGCCCCACATACAGATGATGAAGATGTACCTGATGAATTGAAATCAACCAATGCAGAACCAAAAGAAAATGAATGGGACACCGATTCAAATCATTTTAAACGATGGGATTACATTCTCAATGAAATGATTTGGTCATTTGAACAAGAATTAAAAGACGATGATGAATCACAATTCTTTGACCATTCAGAATGTGGTGATGAAAAGTTTCCATGGAACGAAGATGGTCAGTATGTAAGTAAATTGAAATTAGATAAAGAAGGTTTAGAGGCACACCAGAAACGAAAGGCAAATGGTTTTAGATTATTTGGTAGATATTATCAAAACCTTTGGGACTAAAATGATACCATATTATTATCTTTGGCAAGCCAAACAATCATTGACTGGTGTTAAAAAAACCATTGAATTAATGAATGATCCTGACAATTATATGTTAGAGGCACAGAAAGATATGCTTGAATTGGAAGTGGAACATTTCCATAATCAATCAATAAAGTTTACCATTTTTCTATTGCTTATTACCGCTATTTGTGTTATACTATATGTTCTATATCATAATGGAGTTTTGAATGTTTAATAAACTATATCTTTGGATTGGTAAAAACGCATTAAGTGTTTTTGTTGTGGCTGCACTATTCTCTAGTGGTATTGCTATTTTTAATTTGGTTGATGTGGTTCGTAAACCATCGGCAATCAATGTTAGTGAAGGTAGTATACAACACCATTTAGTTTGGTCGGCTAAAGGTGAATGTTTTTTTGTTCGACCATATTCAAATGAAGTTGTTTATTTAATTCGTGTCAATGACTGTGATAAAGGTGGTAAATGAAACCCAATAAAGATTTTAAACTAAGTAAGTCTGCAAAACGCAGGTTAGCTATGATGTCAGTTGAACAAAAAACATTATGGAAACCATTAATGATTCAATCAGAATTAGCATTTAAAGCTGCCAAACTGGCAAAAGTTCGTGAACCTAGAGGAGAAGAAGCATGAGTATGTTTGTTGAAGTGAATTCGTTGGAAAAACAATGTAAAGTTATTATTAATTTAGAACACGTATCAGAGATTGCTCCTTTAGCTGCTGGCGGTTGTGCAATTTTTATTCCTGATGGAACTGGTGGTGCAGTAGCATTAAAAGTTTCTGATGATTATTCAGTATTCAAACAATTCGTTTTAGAAACTGTTTCTGCTGATGATATTGCTAAACGATTTCCAAAAACTAAAGTAAAAGATTTATCATTAGATATTCCTAAACTGTAATGAATGATTTATTTTATAATGTATTTAATTGGATAGGTGATGATTGGAAATCAAATAAACTCAGGTTTGTTGTGGAGTTATTGGCATGGGCAATTAGTATTGGATGTGCTCTTACAATGGCTCTCACGGTGCCCAATCCACCGTTACTCATCTTATATCCAATCTGGATTAGTGGGTGTGCTATGTATTTGTGGGCTGCTTTTACTCGCAAATCTTTTGGGATGGTTGCTAATTACCTTTTACTTACTACGATTGATACAATCGGCTTAATTAGAATGCTATGAATATTTTTTACCTTGATAATGATCCTGTGAAGTGTGCAGAAATGCACGTTGATAAACACGTTGTTAAAATGATACTCGAATATGCTCAATTACTTTCTACCGCACACCGTGTTCTTGATGGTGTTCTTACTGATGGTGTATCTCAGTCTGGTCGCAAACGGAAGCTATATGTTCTCAAAGATGACCGTGATTCGGTATTGTATTCTGCCACCCATATTAATCATCCTTCTGCTGTATGGTGTAGACAATCTGATTCTAACTATATTTGGCTAAGTAAACTATTATTGGCTTGTTGTAAAGAATACACCTATCGATATGGTAAAGTCCACAAGTGTGAACAATCCGGACTGGTACAAGAATTGTTTTCAAAATTACCAAATAATATACCACGACAAAAAAACTTTACAGGTCCTACACCTGCCATGCCTGATGAATGTAAGGTCGAAGGCGATGCTTTGCAATCATATCGCAATTATTATATGATGAACAAAAGTCATCTTTGGTCTTGGAAAGGCAAAATAAATAAGAGAGAAGCACCTTTTTGGTTTAAAGAATGGACACAAAAAGTTCTTGAATCACTTTCTTATGGATATTCATGATTGAAAGATTTTCACAGGAATGTTTTTTTTATAAAACTTCTGTAAAAGAACACAATGAATTAAAACCTTTGATTTTATCCAATATTGAAAAGTTGGGTAAAAATCCTTTTTCCGAAAATGTGTCGAGTATCAGCAACACCGATTGGAACTTACCACCAGAAGTTCAAAGAGATTATATGGATATTGTTTATCCTTTATTTGTTAATCATTTTGAAGAAATTAAACAATCTTATGGTTGGTGGTATAAACAAATTTTAACTAATTTTTGGTATCAACAATATGAACATCTTGACTATCATCATTGGCATATTCATCCTAGTTGTTTATTCTCTAGTGTTTACTATCTCGAACTACCTGAAGGAAGTTCAGGAACGGAGTTTAAAACACCACAATCAAGCTTTAAAATATCAGCTCGAGAAGGAGAAATCCTTACTTTCCCCTCATCCGTTTTTCACAGATCCTCTGCAAATCAATCAGCAAGAAGAAAAACAATCATCGCTGCCAACTGGAATGCATTAGACTGGAGTGAAGATGTTTTTAAATAATGCACAAGTAGATTATTTGTTTCCAAAATTAGTTTATTCTGCCAATAATATTTTAAGGCCTGAATATTTGGATGAAATTGGAAGTTTTTGTAAAGATGTGGTAGAAAAAAACGGAGCCCCTGTTACACCACATTTTAATGTTCAATCAACACATCCAACAAATGACAGGTTGTGTGATGAACCAGAACTTTCTGAATTTAGTGCAATTCTTTTAATGTATGTTAAAGATTTTTTAAGAAGAATGAATTTTGAACAATATGCGATTGACAACATTCGATTCTTAAATATGTGGACAAATATTAGTGGTGAGAATGGTTTTGTTTTTCCACATAACCATCCAAATTCAGTCATTAGTGGTGTGTTTTATGTCAAATCACCAGAAGGTTCCAGAATAGGATTTTATGATGATTATACAATGATGTATACACCAAGTCAACCAAATGAAATGACAGAAACATATAGAACTTATCCATGTATTGAAAATAATTTATTTTTATTCCGCAGTAATTTTATACATGGTGTGGTTCCACAACCAGCTGGCGAAAGAATTGTCATTTCATTCAATACATATATAAAAGAAACTGTTTAAATTAGGAGATTGTTATGCTTGAAGGTTCAAAACCATTAATTGTTAAGGATAGTAAGGTGAAAATTGGAGGTTGGGAATATGTGGACGCAATTAGAAGTTTACGACCAAATGCACTATTCAATTTATCAAACGGAAAATTTTCTCAATATTATGATCCTGATGGTCTTTCTATACCAACAGATGAAGAAATTGAAAAACAAGCTTTATTCTTAAAAGAAACTGCATATCAAAGAAAACGATATTCAGAATATCCTTCTGTATTGGATTTTGTTGATGCTTATTATTGGGAGAAAAAAGGAGATTCTTCAAAAATGGATTCTTATATTTCTAAAATTGATTTTATTAAACAAAAATATCCTAAGCCAGAATAATTATGCCATCATACGATTTTTTAAACAAAAATACAAATGAAGTTGAAGAATACCGTATGTCATATACAGTATTGGACCAATTCATGATTGATAATCCACATTTACAACGACACTTTACTGCGGCCGATTTGCCAATCTTTGGTGATGGTTCTCGTATGTCGGTTCCCGGTTTAGCACAACCTCATGCCGCTTTTGAAACCGGTGTAATTCAACGAATGAAAGAAACCATTCCCGGTAATACAATGTCAGGACACAAAACAAAGAAACCTAGGGAGTGGTAATGATTGAGGATTTTATTGGTGTATGGGAAAACGCATACTCAGCAGACTATTGTAATCGTGTAATAGATTTTTATAATAACACCGAACAACTTGGTGGTACTGTAACCAGAAAACAAAATGAAAATGCTGAATCATTTGTTAAAGATGATTCAACTGTATTTGTTGATGAATTTAATATTCCCTTAACTCATACAAGAACTCTTATGAGAGAGTTTTATGCTCCATTTTGGACAGAATATTATGAAGAATATGCGAGTAAATATTCAGTATTGAAACAAAGTGGTAAACATGATTCATATGGACCCCGAATTCAAAAAACAAAAGTTGGTGGGGGTTATCATATATGGCACTATGAATCTCCAGAAAAAACTGTATGTAACAGACTTTGTGCGTGGATGCTTTATCTTAATGATGTAGAAGAAGGTGGTGAAACCGAGTTTTTATACCAACACAAAAGAGTTAAAGCGAAACAAGGCACCTTAGTTTTATGGCCAGCCGGTTTCACACATCCTCATCGTGGTAATCCACCACTTTCAAATGATAAATATATTATAACTGGTTGGTTAGAATTTTAATGAACATTAATAACCAGTATAGTCAAATTCCATATTTACTTATCAAGAAAGGTACCGATGGTAAAGTCCAACCAATAACTCCTGTTCAAAAAATTTCAAAATATGAAAGTAACGAACCTAGGAGATTGAATGAGCCAAAAAAGAGGAATGTCGAAACAACAGCGGTTATATTACGAATATCAAAACAAGGAAAGAGTTAGACAAGAACTACAAGAATATGTTAAACAACTAAATGATTTTAACAAAACAAGAATATTATACCAAACAGGTCCTGAACCAGGGTCTTATTATCAGTAACTAAATACATAAATAGTAAGTAAAACCAACAATTTTAAGAGGTAAAAAAATGGTACTCCCAGCATCCGGTTCAATTTCGATGAGCCAAGTGAATACAGAAATTCAGGCGGCAACTTCGACAACTCAAATTGACTTTAATAATTCTCTTGTTCGTCAAATTACAGGAACATCAAGTGGCGCAGCGATTACATTGCCTACAAATTTCTATGGTGCATCTTACGGACCAACAGCAGTTGATTATCTAGTTGTTGGTGGTGGTGGCGGAGGAGAATCAGGCGGCGGTGGTGCCGGTGGATATATTAGTGGGTCTATGTCTGTTTCTGGTGGAACAACATACAACATTGGTGTTGGCGGAGGTTCTGGTCAAGGTAGTCAAGGTGGCGGTAGTTCATTAAGTAGTGGATCCAGCGTAACAGGTGGCGGTTACGGTGGAAGAGGACAAGAAGGCGGTCAAGCTGGTGGTTCAGGTGGTGGCGGTGGATACGGAAACGGTAGTCGTGCTGCAGGCGGAGGAATTCCAGGTCAAGGAAACTCCGGCGGAGTAGGTACTTGTTTCCCCGGACAAGGTTGTTATGGTGGAGGTGGTGGTGGCGCAGGTGGTGGTGGCGGAGGCGCTAATTACTTTCCAAATCCTCCAAGACCAGGTGGATCAGCTTCAACTTGGGTAGACGGCATTGCATATTCAGGCGGTGGTGCTGGAGGAAATAACAGCACAAACAGAGGATCACCAGGTGCTGGAACTTATGGATTAGGTGGTGATGGTTTGATTAACGGTAGCGGTAACGGAGGAGTTGTTGCTGTTCGTTTTCCTGCAACTAAAGGTGCATTTAGTTCCACAACAGGATCTCCAACATATAATCCAAACTCTGGTGGTTATCGTTATTACTATTGGTATGGTGCTGGTTCATTTACAGTTTAATTTTATTTTGAAAAATTTTATATTATGATTATTGAAGGAATTTTTCCAACACCTTTGGCTGTTAGTAAGTTTGAAATAGGTTTAACAGAAGAACAAAAAGATTTTCTTTTAAACCAAAAGGCGTGTGAGAACACAGGCAACACATCTAGTGAAGATACTTACATATTAAGACATGATATCTTGTCAAATCTTAGAGATTGGTTGCAATCACAGGTTAATGAATATGTTGAAAGAATTGAAAAACCAAAAAATGATGTTGATGTGTATATTACACAATCATGGTTAAATTGGACACAACCAGGTCAATTTCACCATAAACACTCGCATTTAAATTCATTAATTTCTGGTGTTTTTTATGTTGATGTCAGTTCAAAAACCGACAAAATACATTTTTTTAAGATGGCAATGAAACAACTGGATTTTGGTCCAAGAAAAGAATATAACGAATTTAATTGTGAAGAATATTTTTATCCAATTGAAAGTAATATGTTGGTATTGTTTCCCTCATCACTTCAACATCATGTGGAAAAAACAATAAATAATACAGAAACAAGAATCAGTTTGGCATTTAATACATTTGCTCGTGGTATGTTTGGAACAGATGATACAATGACCGGATTACATTTATCCTAGGAGATAGTAAATGGCACATTTTGCCGAGTTGGACGAAAACAATATTGTATTAAATCTTCATGTTGTAAACAATAATGCCATTGGAAATTCTGAATTTCCCGATAGTGAAGAAGCAGGCATTGAATTTTTACAAAGAATTTTTGGTGAAGATAAAATTTTTAAACAATATTCATACAATACTAGAAAAAATGTTCATTATGGAGACGATGGTCAGCCAGATGGAAAACCAGCATTTAGAAAAAATATAGCTAAAATTGGTGGATTATATGATGAAAGTAGAGATGCTTTTGTTGAAAAACAGCCTTTTCCTTCATGGACTTTTAGTGAAACGACTTATACATGGGAACCTCCTGTTGAACAACCTCCTTGTGAAGAAGATGATGGTGCAGTTCTTTGTTATGGATGGAATGAAGAACAACAAACATGGGTAAAATTGGCATTAGGCAATACAGCCTTTACTAATCTAATTGGTGGTTCAGCTGGTCCAGTTTGGCCAACAGGTTCGATGCATATTAGTGTTGTTTAATTTATTAGGATTATTATGACGCAAGAGATTGAAAATATTCCAGTAGTAAAAATTGGTTTAACTAAGAATGTTTTAGTTCGTGAAATTCTTTTTCAAAAAGCTGGTGACAAAGAACCTAGACACAACTATGCTTACGATTTTAATATTATTACCGCAAGAGGTAAAATTAAAATCACAAAAAATCAAGAATCCGGAACAGTTACAGCACCAGAACTAACATATGTTTATGCCGGAGTTTTTGATGAGATTGAAGCATTAGAAGATAATACTTTAATTTTTGCCATCCATATTTTGCGTGAAGAAGATGGCACATATGCCATGCCTGATGATGTTCCACTCAATGAAGATGTAGAAATATATTTGAAACGCTTGACAGTCAAAGATTAGTAGTGTATAATCTACTTTATTATGTTCAATTATTGTCCCCCAAAAAATCTCCAAGATTTACAATCTGAAACTTTTCCTGATGGCAAGAGATATTATACTCTGCCAGATGGAACTCGTTTACCATCCGTAACCACCGTTCTTGGCGCCCAAAAGAAAGATGCTATTATGGCATGGCGTAAAAGAGTAGGTGAAGATGTTGCTAATGCCGTATCAAAGAAGGCCACAAGTCGTGGTACTAATGTTCATACATTATGTGAAAAATATTTAAATAATGAATCTAAATTGAGTTTGATGGAAGGTATTCGTCCTGATGCTTTTGAAATGTTTGTATCTTTAAAACCATATCTGAATAAAATAAACAATATTCACTATCAAGAACAGGCACTATGGTCTAAACAATTAGGCATGGCAGGTCGAGTAGACTGTATTGGTGAATATGATGGTGTATTATCTTCTATTGATTTTAAAACATCTAAAAAAGTCAAATCACACGAAGATATTCAAGATTATTTTTGGCAAACAACAGCATATGCTTTGATGTATGAAGAATTGATTGGCGAACCAATTAATCAATTAGTTATTATTATGGCAGTAGAAGATAATAATCCTTTAGTCTTTATTCAGAAAACGGAAGACCACATTGAAGGTTTGGTAAAAGCAATTAACTTCTACAAAAGTCAAAAATGAAAACTGATTTAAAAGATTATATAAAAATTTATAATGTAATTGATACGGAACTGTGTGACAAAACAACTTTAGAGTTACATTCTTCTTGTTGGGAAAAACATACATATCATAATCCTCTTGATGATGTGAATATTACATACGAAGATGATTTATCTATTAGTCACGATACAATTTCTACCACAGCAGAGTTGATGAATAAAACATGGAATTGTTTTAAAACTTATTTAAATGACCTTGATATGAGATGGTATTATGGTTGGCAGGCACATAGTCTTATTCGTTTTAATAGATACGATCCAAATACACATATGAGAATACATTGTGACCATATACATACACTATTTGATGGTCACCAAAAAGGAGTTCCTGTCATGAGCGCATTGGGACTTTTAAATGACGATTATGGAGGCGGAGATTTTTTAATGTTTGAAGATGAAAAAATTAATTTGAGAAAAGGAGATATAATCATATTTCCTTCAAATTTTTTATACCCACATTCAGTTAAACCGGTCACTTCTGGTGTAAGATATTCATTCGTTTCTTGGGCTTGGTAAAAATGTATATTGCAGGAATTTATCGGCATCATAATGCTGGTGTTTGTTTATTGAAAGATGGAGAAATAGTTTTTTCTTTAGAAGAAGATAGACTTACTCGAAAAAAATATGATAATCAACCACTATTGACTTTAAATTTAATTTCTGATTATCTTGGAAAAGATAAAGAAATTGATGATATGGTTATTTCTGGTATTACACCAATACATCGCCATTCTGAAGCTTATTACCCCAACGTATATGTTTCTTATTATGATAAGTTGCGTTGGAGTAAATCTAAATCAGCACCAAAGGTATATCATTGGCATGAATGGACACATAATCACCATGAAACTCATGCCGCTCACGCTTTTTACAATTCTGGATTTGATAGTGCCGTTGTTATAGTTGCAGACGGCGGCGGATCGGTAGAAGAAGATAATACTTGTGAAATTGAATCTATTTTTACCGCTGAATATCCCGATAAATTTGTAAAAATTCGCAGTGATTTTT